AGGTGCAGTAGATGTAAATTTCTATGACTTTGCAGATAGTCATTAAAATAAAGGAGAAAGTAAAATGAGTATCAGTATAGCAAGCAGTGCAGTCTTAATTGACTTAAACATATCAATATGGACAGCTAGGAAACTAGATAAGAACGTGTCTAAAGAAATTGATATAAACAAAAACACAACTATCAAGGCAGGTAATTATAACAAACACATCCTTGCAGGTTCAGACCAACTAGATGCTATCACAAAGTTAGCAAATGAAATTCGTGATTGGCATGGTAGACAAACTCTGCCTTGGTCGGATACAGGCACAAGGTTATTACCTATGACTAACTTCTTTGATTACAAACATCAACTCGGTGTGTATGAAGCTGAGTTTAAATCTCGTATCAATACGTTTATACAACAGTATCCAAACATCATACAAGGTATGGCATTTAAATTAGGTAAGTTGTTTGACAGGTCAGAGTATCCCGATGCTGACAAGATTGCATCTAAGTTTAATTTGAGATATACTATTATGCCTGTGCCTGAAACAAATGATTTCCGTGTTGACATCGCAGACGATATTCGTAATGAGATGCAAGAGGAATATCAAAAAGCATATGAGGGTAGAGTAGAAACTGCCATGAGTGATGCGTGGTCTAGACTACACACTACACTAGAACATATGGTAGATAGGCTAAGTGGTGATGAGAAAAAGATATTTAGAAATAGTTTAGTAGATAATGCGTTAGAGTTGACAAACTTATTAACAAGGCTTAATGTAACAAAAGACCCTAAATTAGAGCAAGCAAGACAAGCGTTAGAACAATCTCTAGTTGGTGTTACTGCCGATGACTTACGAGAAAGTGTTGGTGCTCGTCAAGAAATCTTAGCAAAGGTCAATCAAATCATGGAGAACATATGAAAGTCTATCATGCAATAGATGAGGAATCATCAGTTGTATCTAAAGAAGATAAAGAAAAAATGGCTATCCTTAAACTTGTAGATGTAGGTAAGTATATTAAGGGAGTTGGTATTCGAGATGGTCAATTCTATGTAATTGCAGAAAATGACACAGATGAAATCTATCTAGAGTATAAAGAAACAATGGATAAGATTGATATAGCATTTAAAAAACGAGTAGACCCTAGAGTTATAATGCAAAAAACTATGGAGTTTCATAATAAGAAAGCTATGGTTATGCAAAAACTAATGGAGATACCTAAATGAAGAAAGCACCTGTAAAGGAGAAATGGGTTAAACAACAAGTCGTTAAGATGTTGAAAGAACGGCATGTATATTACTTCTTTCCTGTTGCAGGTGCATATACAAGTATAGGTGTGCCTGATATTGTTGCATGTATTAGAGGAAGGTTTGTGGGCATAGAATGTAAGGCAGGAACTAATCGCCCTACAGAACTGCAACTAAGAAACCTTGAAGCTATACGAGACAATGCAGGTATTGCTTTGGTTGTAAATGAAAATGATTTAGAGGCTTTGGAACAACGATTGGAGACACTAACGTGACAAGATTGAAAACAATATTAAATAGCTATAAAGGAGCACCTATTAAAATTATGAAATCAGATATGGTAAACAATCCACCTCACTATACACATGGTGGTATAGAAACAATAGACTACATGGAAGCTAAATCAACTCCCGAAGAGTTTGCAGGACACCTACGCTTGACTGCTATTAAGTATTTGTCAAGGGCAGGATTAAAAGAATCAACGCTTATGGACTTGAAGAAAGCACAATGGTATGTTAATGAGTTAGTTCATTTTGTAGAGAAACAAACTATTAAGGAGAAACCATAATGGCTAGTATATTTAGCGGTTTGTTTGGAGGAGCAGGGCAAGCATCAAGTTCAAGTAGTGTTGGTTCTCAGTATGTTAATACATTAACAACTACAACAGGAACATCAGCATCATCATTAACAGGATTAGGAGCAGGAATGGGAATAGGAGGTGTTTATCCTGTCCCACCCACAATTCAAACTGCGATAACAAATAATGCTTATCAAGCTTTAAATACATTAGAGCAATATATGGAGTTATGTGGTGATAAGTTAGAATATATAAGGCTTAGCAACAACATAGAAACATCAGACCCTAAAGTATCAATGCTTAAACTTTTAAAAGCAGGGGAATTTCTTAAAAATGTAGGGTTAAAATATGATGACAATACATATTATGTAATACGAGAACAAGAATAATGTGGATATTTCAGCTTGCGTTAATATCAGGAGTTATGGTAGGCTTAGAACTTAAATTTCTAGAGAAAGAGGCACCCTATATCTTTTCTTTAGTGATAGACTTATTCATAATTCGATTGGTATTACAAAAGCTTAAATATGTCAGATGATGCAGATAAAACACAGGATAGAATAGAACTTGAGGACGCCATTCGCCGTAAGGAGATGGACAACATAAAGTATATACAAGGGACGGGTCACTGTTTAAATTGTGGCACGAAACTTAATGACTCAAGACGTTGGTGCGATAAAGATTGTGCTGACGATTGGGACTACCACGTCAATAGACGCAAATAAAAGGAGAGAGAAATGGCAACAAAGTCAACGAAGCCCACTATTAGGGAGACGTCTGCTACGACTTTTGATCGAGGCGAACGTAACCTTATCGTAACCATACATCATGGTGTAATTAAAATCAGACCTAAAGGATTAAAATCAGAAGAGATTATTGACATCGCGGCTATCTATGAGCATGCAGTCAAGGCTCGTGTAAGGGGGAAATAATGAAAGCTTTTCCACACGATACACACCAATACGGCATGGATTTAAGAGATTATTTTGCAGCTAAAGTTATTAATGGCATGATAGCTAATAATAGTTGGTTCAATGGAAAAGGTTGGACTACCGAAACTAAAATGTTTAATCAGTATGCAAAAGAAGCATACTTGTTTGCTGATGCTATGTTAAAAGCTAGGGGTAAATAATGTTACTTGGCTGGGGAAAAGATGCTTTTACAAAACAAAATAAAAATAAAACGAAACAACCTAAAAAACCACAATATTTGTATGTGTATTTAGACGATGACTATGAATTTTCGCCAATAAAACTAAATACTAAATGGACATACATAGGCAAAATTAAATTAGAGGTAGAAGAAGATGTTTGAGTATATAAAGTTTTGGTTAGCTAAAGATATAGCAGAATTGATTGTGGTCATGCCAATCATAGTGTTAGGTGTTATAGGATATTTAATTTATTTAAAATGGTGGGATACCGATGCCTAACTTAATAACGATTGACTTTGAAACATACTACGATAAAGAGTATGGGTTAAAGAAGTTTACTACCGAAGAGTATATACGTGATGAGAAGTTTGAAGTTATAGGTGTAGCAGTCAAAGATAAGGGTGTTACCAAATGGTTCACAGGAACACATGCTGAAACCAAAGCTTTCCTAGATTCATATAATATGCATGAACACTTTGTGTTAGGACATAACATGAGGTTTGATGCGGCAATCCTATCATGGATATTTGATATACACCCACTAGGTTTATTCGATACCATGAGCATGGCTCAAATTCTACATGGTTTAACCGAGTCAGTATCATTAGCTAACCTATCACAACTATATCAGTTAGGTGAGAAAGGCACAGAAGTATTAGATGCCTTAGGTAAAAGACGTTTAGACTTCACACATAATGACTTAGCTAAGTATGGTCAGTATTGTATCAATGACGTAGAACTTACCTATGAATTATTCACCGAGTTAAAAGATAAGTTTACTGCACCTGAAATGAAGCTTATCGATTTAACTATCCGTATGTTTACAGAACCTAAACTAGAACTTAATAAAGGATTACTAGTAAGACACTTAGCAGAAGTCAGAGCCAAGAAAGAAGAACTATTAAACTCTGTTGCCGTAGATAAAGAAACTTTAATGAGTAATCCAAAGTTTGCAGCCATATTAGAAAGCATGAAGATTAAAGTGCCTATGAAAGAAAGCCCTACCACAGGACTACAAACATATGCACTAGCTAAAACTGATGAAGGATTTAAAGAGCTACTCGAACATGAAGACCCTTATGTGCAAGCGTTAGCTGCGGCTCGTATTGGTAATAAATCTACCATCGAAGAAACAAGAACAGAAAACTTTATCAACATAGCCAACAGGGGTAAACTTCCTGTCCCACTAAAATATGCAGGTGCAGTTGTTTCACATCGTTGGTCTGGTGTAGATGGTATCAATCTACAAAATCTACCAAGAACATCTGAGCTACGTCGAGCTATCTGTGCACCTAAAGGATATAAAATCGTAGCCTCAGACTTAAGTAATATAGAGTTGAGACTAGCCTATTGGTTTGCTAAATCACATGGCAAAATAGACCAAATTAAAAACGGTATCGATTTATATAAACAATCAGCTAGTGAAATTACAGGAACCCCTTATGAAAATGTAGATAAAGACTTACGCTATATATTTAAAGTAGTAAACTTGTCAGGTATTTATGGTGTAGGTGCTAATAAGATGCACTCTATCTTAAAACAAGGTGGTGTTGAGAAGGATTTAAACGAAGTTAAAAATATTGTCTATGCGTATCGTCGTGCTAATCCCGAATTGGTTGAAGCATGGCAAGATGCAGGAACAATGTTAGAGTCAGTCAGAGCAGGACAACACTATGCGATGGGTAATGGTGGTATTATTACTAGCGTTCCAAAAGAAGGCATGATGAAACCTAATGGCATGATGCTAGGATTACCTAATCTTCGCAAACTAAAGACAGAAACAGGTGAGTCATGGGCATATGATAAGTTGATGGGGAGAACTTTAATCCCCGAATATATCCACCCATCTAAAACATTTCAACGTTGCATACAATCATTGGCTCGTGATATAATTGCAGAACAATTAATACAAGTATCGAAAAGGTATCCTGTAGTAATGACAGTTCATGACGAACTTGTGATGCTCTGTAAAGATGAAGAAGTAAATGAATGTAAAGCTTACGTTCAACAATGTATGACTACTGCTCCACATTGGTGTGAAGACTTACCACTAGGTTGTGAAGTAGGTGTTGGTGATAACTATATGGATGCTAAATAATGGAAAATAATAATCACGTAGAATATGAACAATTACCTCAAGGGGAATTAGATGTTTGTTATGTTATGCAAAAAGCTGTATCAGAAGGATTTTGTAAACGACTTATAGAAGAATACTCCAAACCCGATGTAGAAAAAGAACTCCCATTTATAGGTCAAGGTCGTGACCCCGAAAAAAATATAGATTTAAGCATTAGAAATGTTATGAGGTTACCGTTGCCTTTACACGCAGGTATAGGTGCAACACTAACCACAGTAGGTTTAAATGTAAATCATCAGTATTATAAATATCATATCACTCACTCTAATCAAGCCGAGTTTTTAGTATATGATGTTGATGGTAAGTATGAAGCCCATGTAGATACGTTTCATTTTGTAAATGACGAAACAAGAAAGATTACATCTCTTGTTATTCTTAATGATGATTTTGAAGGTGGTAAATTTTTTATACAAAATGGGCATAATAAAATCTATCCTCCACAAGCAAAGGGTGACATTATTGTATTCCCTTCATTTATGCTACATGGTGTAGAGCCTGTAACAAAAGGAATTAGATATTCAGTAGTAACATGGTTAGTCGGACCATATTTTAAATAGGAGATTACGATGGCAGAAACAATTGAAAACGAAGCAGTGCAACCAAAAACATTTAGACAAATGTTTGATGAGAATAACTATATTGTTATTAACGATTTCATTAGTGCTGAAGAAGCTAAAATTTTATATCAAGTATTTAAAAAAGATAGCGAGACAGACCCTACATTTACTAACGACCCTCAATGCCCACTATCAAAAGCTAAGTATGATTATCGTTGGTTTGTAGAATTACTTATTAATCGTCTACCTATTATGAATGAACTTATGGGTGAACCTATGTTACCTACCTATTCATATGCACGTGTATATGCAAATGGTGATGAATTAAAAAAACATACTGATAGACCTGCTTGTGAAGTAAGTATAACACTACACTTAGACTCTGATGGAAAGCCTTGGCCTATTTGGTTTACAAAACCTAATGGAGAAACGGTATCCTACGAATTACAACCTGGTCAAGCTGTTGCATACTATGGTATGAAGTCAGAGCATTGGCGTGAGAAGTTTGAAGGTGAACATTATGGTCAAGTATTCTTACATTATGTAAGAGCAAGAGGTGAACATTACGATTGCTATTTTGATAAGAAAAGAAAAGACTAATGAAAAA